ATATAACCATGGCTGGCGCGAATAGTCCTGCAAGTCTAGCAAGTAGACCAATCAGAGTTTTACTTTGTGACGAAGTGGATCGTTACCCACCAAGCGCAGGCGCAGAGGGTGATCCGGTCAACCTTGCTGGAAAACGTACAACGACATTCTGGAACCGTAAAAAGATTTACGTATCGACGCCTACTATTAAAGGTGCGTCGAGAATCGAAGATCTCTATGAAGATTCGACGCAAGAGCAATACTGCTTACCTTGCCCGAGTTGCGGTGAATATCAGCCGTTAAGATGGCGTAATATGGTGTTCGATACCGTTGAACACACTTGCGAGGAATGCGGTTCTTTACACACTCAATTGGAATGGCAAAAAGGGCGCGGCAAATGGATTGCTCAAGCAGAGCACAATAAAACTCGTGGATTTCATTTAAACGAGTTAGTAAGTCCTTGGCGAAAGTGGGAAGACATCATATCCGACTTTAAGCAAGCAAAGAAAAGCACTGAAACACTAAAGACGTTTATTAATACCTCCCTTGGCGAAACATGGGAAGAGGAAGGTGAGCAAGTTGAACATCACCACTTATATAAACGTCGAGAATTCTATAACGCAGAAGTTCCAGAAGGCGCACTTGTATTAACTTGTGGCGTAGATGTTCAGGATGACCGCTTAGAGTATGAAGTGGTTGGTTATGGCGAGGGTTATGAAAACTGGGGTATTGAGAATGGTGTGCTCCATGGCAACCCCGGCCAACCTGAATTATGGAAACGCTTAGACGACGTTTTACTTAAAAAGTTCAAGCACGAATCAGGCGCATTAATGCCCATTGCGGCAACCGCTATCGATTCGGGCGGGCATTTTACGCAACAAGTTTATAATTTCTGCAAAGCCCGTCAAAACAGACGGGTTTTTGCCATTAAAGGGTCTAGTACTCGTGGTTCTCCCATTATTGGGCGACCATCGACAAGTAATAAAGCAAAAATAAAACTCTTTTCTATCGGGACTGACACAGCAAAAGAACAAATCTTCTCTTACCTACAGGTGAGCGAAGAGGGAGCAGGCTTCTGCCATTTCCCTATGGAATATGACGAAGAGTATTTCTTGCAGCTAACCGCAGAAAAGCGAGTAACAAAGTATAGAAAAGGTTTTAAATTTCAAGAGTGGGTAAAAACAAGGCCAAGAAACGAGGCGATAGATTGTCGCGTTTACGGTTTCGCTGCTTTATTGATTTTAAACCCTGTTTTTTCGGCGATTAAGAAAGTCCTAACCCCGAAAGAAGAAGAACCAGAAAAACCGCAGCCTGATCCAACGCTAACAAGACGTAGACAGGTTCGAAGAAAGCCAAGTTACCTGAGAAATTATTAATGATCCCAGTTAAGCACACGATAGGCGACACTCTTAAATTTACTGAGAAAAGCGCCGACTATAAAGCGCCTGACTATACGCTCAGAGTAGCTTTTAGCAATGATTCAAAATCTTATCAGTTTGACTCTACAGCAAACGGACAAGATCACGATTTCTTAGTTGCAGCAACAACGACCGCAGCATGGAAGCCGGGTAAATACAAATACATGCTTTTTGCGATTCAAGGATCTGAGCGTTACACGGTTAGATCGGGAGAATTAGAGTTATTACCTGACTATTCGCAGATTGAAGATCGACGATCAGACAATCAAATTATTCTCGATGCAATCATAGCGACACTAAAAGGTAAGGCTACAAGCGATCAAAGCTCAGTGTCTATTGAGGGGCGAAGTATTCAGCGCTATTCATACGACGAATTGCTAAAAGCTCGCGATAAGTTTACAGGATTAGTTAATAAAGAAATCAGAATGGAGCGCGCACGACGTGGACTTTCACATTCTGGAACAATTAAGGTGCGCTTATGAGTCTGTTTTCGTGGTTTAAAAAGCGCAAGGAAGAAAAGCCTAATCCGCAACGCTTACTTGAGCAACAACACAAAAAACATATGAGTAAAAACCACCGCTCATTTCAAGCAGCGCAAAATAACGATCTAACACACTCTTGGGGCAATTCCCCAATGACGATAGATCAAGAAATTCGACAGTCATTGTCAACGCTTCGCGCACGTTCGCGAGATCAAGCGAAAAACAATGATTATATGAAGCGCTTTCTGCGGCTTGCGATTAGAAACGTAGTTGGTCCTAACGGTTTTAGTTTTCAGGTTCATACAAAACGCAGTAACGGACAACCAGACAAGCCAGCAAACGACGCAATTGAAAAAGCTCTAAAAGAATTCTTTAAAAAACCAATGATGAATGGTCGCGGCTCGTTTCGTCAGGCATGTAACACTGTTTTAAATTCCGTTCTAACAGATGGCGAAATCTTTGTTAGGCGAGTTCGCACGGGTGCAGCGCCTAATCGTTTTAGAATGGGCTTGCAGCTAATTGATGCACAAACATTAGACGTTAATTACTTTCGTGATTTTGATAGTGGTAACAGTGTTCGAATGGGCATTGAATACAACCAATGGGATCAAGCGGTTTACTACCACTTTCATCAACCTGTTAAAAACGAGCAAACATACACGTATCGCGGCAAACATTACCTAAGAATTCCCGCAAAAGACATCTTGCACGTCTTTATTGCTGATATTGTCGATCAACATCGAGGATTGCCAGAAGGTACTACAGCAATGTGGCGCATGAAGCAGTTAAACGGCTATGAAGATGCAGCAGTAATCGCGGCTCGTATTGGCGCGGCAAAGATGGGCTTTTTCTCATCAAAGGATGGTGAGAATTATGTAGCTAAAGAATATGAAACGGCAGGAGACAGCGACAGCGCGCCAGTAATTGATGCAGCAAACCCCGGTACTTTTGAGGATATTGGTGATCGCACATTTACATCATTCGATCCTGATTATCCACATCAGCAATTTGGTGATTTCGTAAAAGCAACGCTTCGAGGGATTTCAAGCGGCTTAGATGTTTCTTACAACTCGCTATCTAATGATTTAGAAGGAGTTAATTACTCAAGCATTCGCGCAGGCGTATTGGAAGATCGCGAAGCATGGAAGACATTGCAAACATTCATGATTGAAGAGTTTTGTATGCCTGTTTATGAATGGTGGATCGATGCGGTTCTAAGTAGTCGCGCACCAGTATTCAAATCAGGCGCAGCATTAAACCCTGAGTTACGTGAAAAGTATTTAGATATAACGATTCAAGGTCGCCGCTGGTCTTGGGTTGATCCTCAAAAGGATATGGCCGCAAATGAAAAAGCGATTGAATTAGGATTGCGATCACGTTCTGAAATTATCCGCGAAATGGGGCGCGATCCTGACGAGGTCTGGCTGGAAATCCAGAAAGAAAAAGAAAGGCTTAAAGAATTAGGAATTGAACAAGAGCCCGCTTCGGCGGGTTTTTTAATGCCCGAAGAAAATGAAGGTGAAGAAAATGAGTGACGTATTAGAGCGCGCACAAGCTGAAAACTATCAGCGCGATTTCAAACTTGAAAAGAAAACAATCGACGAAGAAGCGCGAACAGTTGAACTCGCTTTTTCATCAGAAGAGCCCTATCGCAGATCGTGGGGTACAGAAATTCTAGATCATTCACCAAAGTCTATGCGTCTAGGCCGATTGCAAAACGGCGGTGCTGTTCTAGTCGATCACGATCACCGTGATCATGTGGGTGTTGTTGAAGATGTTCGCATCGATTCTGACAAAGTTGCTCGTGCAACTGTGCGTTTTGGTAAAGGTCAGCGTGCGTCAGAAATCTTTCAAGACATTGTAGATGGCATTCGCTCACTTGTGAGTGTGGGCTACCGCATTCACTCAATGAAACTCGAATCTGAGCGCGAGGACGAAGCAGTCTACCGCGTCGATGATTGGGAGCCTTTCGAAATCAGCATGGTATCAGTGCCCGCCGATCCAACGGTCGGAGTAGGGCGCAGCGATACCGAAATCAAACAGAAAATTGAAGTCAAAGAGGAAACTAAAATGACTGATCAAGTAAAAGCTGACGCGCCTCAAATCGACGTGGCAGCAGAAAAACAAAATGCAGTAGCACAAGAACGATCTCGCGTTGCTGAAATCCGCAAAGTAGCTGACAAGGTTGGTAAGCACGATCTTGCAGATAACTTTATTAACACAGGTGGAAGCGTTGAAGATTTCCGAAAAGCAGTACTCGAAGAAATCACGCAAGCACCACTACAAAAAGCTGATGAAAGCTCTGAGCTTGGTTTAAGTGATAAAGAGGTGCGTCAGTATTCTTTCACTAAAATCATGAACGCTCTTGCAAATCCAACTGATAAACGCGCACAAGAGGCGGCGGCTTTTGAGTTTGATTGCTCGAATGCATATGCAGCAAAAAGCAAGCGTGAGTCTCGCGGTGCATTAGTTCCTGATGATGTATTAATGCGTGATCTTACGGTTGGTGTTGCGGCTCAAGGCGGTGACTTGGTTGCAACCGATTTGCTTTCTGGTTCTTTCATCGAAAAACTAGAAAATGCAATGGCTATCACGGGGCTAGGCTCAACGATGCTTTACGGATTGGTTGGCAATATCGCAATTCCTCGTCAAACAGGCGGAGCGACTGCTTACTGGTTAGCTGAAAACGGTGCTCCTACCGAAAGCCAACAAGCTGTTGATCAGGTAGCAATGACGCCTAAAACCGTTGGTGCTTTCACTGAGTATTCACGCAAGTTATTGCAGCAATCGTCAATTTCTGTTGAGCAATTTGTACGTAACGATCTTGCGCTTCGATTAGCGTTAGAAATGGATCGTGCTGCTATTGCTGGCTCAGGCGCATCGAATCAGCCTACAGGTATTTTGAATGTAGCTGGTATCGGTGATGTTGCTGGCGGTGCTAACGGTGCTCAACCTGATTATGACGACATGATCGATTTAGAGAGTGCGGTATCTGTTGCGAATGCAGCGGTGGGATCGCTTTCTTATCTTTCTAACGCAAAGATGCGCGGTCGATTAAAGAAAACTCAACAGTTCAGCGGTACTAATGGCCGATCTGTTTATGAGTCTCTTGATTATCCGTTTGCAGTTTCTAACCAAGTGCCTGACGACTTAGATAAAGGCACTAGCACTGGTGTTTGCTCTGCGATCATCTTCGGTAACTTCCGCGACTTGGTGTGTGGTTTTTGGGGCGGCTTGGATCTTCAAGTTAACCCTTACAGCCTTGACACTACTGGCGCGGTACGCATCACAGCTTTCCAAGATTGTGATATTGCCGTTCGTCATCCTGAGTCATTCGCAGCAATGCAAGACGCTTTAGTCTAATCAATTAGGGGCTTCGGCCCCTTTCTTTTTTTTAAAGGTGAAACATGCCATTAATCGAAATTAAAGAAGGTTGCCGCGTTGAAACTAAAGATGGAATGACCAGCGCGAAAAAAGGCGATCAGGTTGAAGTTTCCGACCATCAAGCGCGATTACTTTTTAATATTGGTCGAGCAGTTCCCGCAGCCGAAAAACCCAAAAAAGTACAAAACAAAAAGCAAAAAGGCTTAAACACTCGTGACGCTAAGTGACTCATTAAAAGCGCTCTCAGCGGAGTTCTTATCAAGTGATTTCCCCGGTTATGCCGTGGGAGTTTCTAAGAACCGCGAGTATTACGGGATATTTAAAAAGGCTTATGTCGAGACTAATAGAGTTTCAGGCACTAAGCCTCTTTTTCAAATTGTAGAGACTGATCAAATAGTCGAGGGTGACATCATCACAATCGAAAAACGTAACTACACAGTACGAGTTATTGAGAATGACGGTGCTGGAATGTCTCTATTGGTGTTAGAAGAATGAGACTAAAACAAATTTTAGATGCAGTCCAAACGAATTTAACAGGACTGACAACTACCGGAACAAACGCTTATCAAAATCGCGTTTATCCAATTCAGAATTTACCAGCAATTAACGTCAGGTATGGTGCACAACAAATGAATACAGTTGCGCCTAACGTAATCGACAACACTGTCGAGATCATCATTGATGCTTATTGTAAAGCGCAAGAAAACCAACTCGATGACACGTTAATAAAAATTCAAAGTGAAGTGCATGCGGCAATGATGGCCGACTACACACAGGGCTTAGATTTCGTCATTGATACGACGCCAATCGGCGCGAGCGCCCCTGATGTTTCCGACGAAAGCGAAACACCAACCGCAGTCAAAGCAATTTCTTTTCAAATCACTTTTCGACATTCCGAAACAAGTTTAGAGGCTTAATTATGAGCAAACAATACAAGCCGCGTGAAGGCGGCAGCAAAGTTATTGAACCACCAAAACCGCAGAAGCAGGAGAAACAATAATGTTAGTAAAACGCGAAGTCGTTGCGATCAAGGTCGAATCGACCTACAACACTGACGCATCACCAGCCGCGACCGATGCGGTATTGGTTGAAAATGCTCAATTAAGCTTTGAAGGCGCTCGAATGGTTGAGCGTGCGCCAGTAAAGCCGACGCTAGGAAAAGAGAAATCTATTCATGCCGGCAATCTGGCTCAAATCACTTTTGAGGCCGAAATAAAAGGTTCAGGATCGGCAGGTTCAGCGCCCGAAATTGGCGCGGCGCTTCGAGGTTGCGGTCTAGCTGAAACTATCGTTGCTAGTACGTCAGTGACGTATGAGCCTGCTTCAAGCGCGCTCGAGTCTGTGACGATTTATTATTATCAAGATGGTGTTCGTCATGTAATCACTGGCGCTCGCGGAAACGTTGAGTTTTCTTTAAATGCTGGCGAAATCGGAAAGGCTTCATTTACTTTCACAGGTCATCACTCATCAACGACTGATGTTGCACTAATTACTCCTACTTACGATTCAACTGTTCCCGCGCCTGCCATTAATACTTCTTTTAGTGTTGGCGGCTATTCTGCGGCGATCAGTTCATTGGCATTGAGTCTTAATAATGAGGTTGTTATGCCTGTTTCATTGGGCGCTAGTGATGGCTACGGAGAAATCCGAATTTCTGATCGTGACGTTTCAGGAAGTTTTGATCCTGAATACACTTTGATCGCTACAAAAGATTGGGTGACGGAATGGAAAAATGGAACTAATCAAGCGATCTCAACTGGCAACATTGGAAGCACAGGTAATCGGTATTCCTTCTCCGTTCCAACCGCTTACTATCGCGAATTATCGCAAGGTGATCGAGATGGCATTCGAACACTTGAAATTGGTTTTGGTGCTGATGGCGATGACGCAGCTTTTGATTTGGTCTTTTCATAATAAGGAAATAACATGGCAATTAAAGTTAATACTGGCCTTTCTCCGTTTTGGTATACACCAGAAGGTGAGAAAGATGAGGAAAGCCCGGCAAAGTTTAAAATAAAGCCTATTGATCAGATGACATATCTAGACATTGAATCTGAAATGAAAATGAGAGGCGATCAGGTTACATTAACAAAACGATCAATTGAAATTTGTTTGCGTGCTGGTTTATCTGACTGGGAAGGCATCGAAGATCAAAACGGTAAGCCTTTGAAGTTTTCCCCGCATAACTTTAAGTATTTGGATGCTGAATTACTCACAGAGTTAGCAGGCGAGATCATTATTTCTTCTCGACTCGATGAGGACGCAAGAAAAAACTAATCATTGCAATCGAAGTTATAGAAAATAAAAAAGATTTCGATTGCAGTAATTGTAAGCTGGGTAGGCACTGTGACAAGTCCAACCCCGCACCTTTCAAAAAATGGAAGATTCCAAACGTCATAGAAACAAATGTTTGCTTACTTCCACAAATTCAAGATCGAAGCAGGGCTTTAATAAAGCTCTATTCTCACTATAAAAACCAATTGCTTTACAAGTCAGGCGGCATAGCTGAACAGCCTAACTTGTACTTAGAAGCAATGGAGTTTATCGACGGTTATATAAATGATCGCAGCAAATAAATATACATTTAGCATCGTTGGCAAAGACAAGACAGGTAAAGCCTTTGGAAAGATAAAAGGCAAACTTGATCGTCTTGCTAGCGCTGCATTAAAAACAGGTGCGGCGATTGGCGGCGGCTTGCTAGCTGGCATGACTGTACTTGTCAAAAAGTCGTTAGCGGCTAATGATGTTCTTGCAAAAACCTCTGACCGACTTGGTATCGCAACCGAAAAGCTCGCAGGATTGCAGCACGCAGCAAATCAAACAGGCGCAAGCACTGAAACTCTTAATATGGGTTTGCAGCGAATGACACGCCGCATTGGTCAAGCAGCCGCAACAGGAAAAGGTGAGGCTGTCCCCGCATTGCAGGCGCTTGGTTTAGCGGCAGAGGATTTAGTAAAACTTTCTCCTGATCAGCAATTCGCGGCTATTGCCGAAAAAATGAAAGACGTAGCGACACAAGGTGAAAAAGTTTACTTAACTCAAAAGCTATTTGATAGCGAAGGTGTGAAACTTTTAAATACTTTAGATCTTGGTGCTGATGGATTGGCGCGAATGCAAGCAGAGGCGCAAAACTTAGGCATTGCTTTATCTCGCATTGATGCCGCAAAGATTGAGGCGGCAAATGACGCAATGGATAAAGTTAGTAAGCGCGTTTCAGGCTTTGGGAATGCGTTAACTGTTGAAGTTGCCCCGTTCCTAGAAATCTTTTCAAATAAAATACTTGGGATCTCCGGTAACGCTCAAGACATGGGCGGCATAGTACGCAAGGCTTTTTGGTGGGGCGCTCGTGGCGCGGGTGTTTTTGCTGATGGGCTTCATGGAATTCAGATTGTTTTACAAGGCGTTCACACTGGCGCAAATATTTTAACTCTTGGTATTGCTCAGCTTGCAATTATGGTGGTCGAGTCTGCCCAAACAATGCATAACGCTTTGCTTAATGGTCTATTGTGGCCTATGCGCAAAAGCCTTGAATTAATGACTTTAATCCCCGATTCAATGGGCGGGTTAGGGTCAAAAGCGGCGCAAGCACTTGAGCAATTAGACGGGATAGCAAACAAATTTAGGTTTGATGTGCCTAGCGCACTTTATGAATTCAGAGACGCGCAAGCCGTTGCGCTTGATGAAACCTTTGGTAAATTGCAGCGCATGTTGGGCGAAGATCTGCCCAGTGACTTAATGTTGGTTAAGTTAGAGGAAATGTTTACCGAGGCTGATGAATTGATCGCGGTTAGAACTCAGCAAATACTAGATCGAACAAAAAAACAAACGGTTTCAAACAATAAAGAAATAGTAAAAGTAAATAAAGACGCCAACAAGGATGATGAGAAAAACAAGCAAAAGAATCAACAAAACCTATTCAATATTCTTTCTGGCGGCTCTAAGAAAATGGCAAAAGTTACGGAAGCCATGAACGCCACTCAAACTATCCAAGCAACATATACGGGCGCAATTGATGCATATAAGGCTCTAGCTGGTATCCCTATTGTTGGCCCTGCATTAGGGGCAGCAGCAGCGGCAAAAGTCATTTCCTTTGGTGCCAAATCTTTGCGCGGCGTCAAAAGTGCTCGCGGTGGTGGAGGCGGCATTTCTAGCGCTGGTGCATCAGAAAGTACACCAAGCTTACCAAGCCAAAGCATTCAAAATACATCTTTGCCGCAACAACAAGGCGCGGGACAAGTTGCACCAGTGATTAATTTTAATATTGCTGGCGATCTCTCGTCAAACGACGCTGATCGATTAATTCAAGATTTAAAAGATCGCGTGAATAACGGCGATTTAGTTTTAATCGATCCTAATTCGCGAAACGGTCAAGATTTAAGGGGCGGCTAATGGCAACTATTACTTATACACCGTCGAGAGAAGTCGTAGGCGGCGGGGGTTCTATTGTCTGCGATGTCGAGCAATGGGATCGAAGCTCCAAGCCAGTTGGCAAAGAATTCACCTCATTAAACGGTACAACTGTTCACACGCTTGATCGCATTGAAACCGAAATAAATATTTCATGCGAACCACAAGACGCGAGCGGCATCGCTTACTTTCGTGAATTCGCAGCAAGCTGTGCTAACGGTGAAACGTTCACAATTAACGCGAACGGCGTACCCGGTGCGCCTACCGTCACAACTACCTACAGATTAAAGCGCGGAAGCTACAAAGAATCGCGCATGTCCACTCACATTAAGCCATCATTTACCGTTGAGGCCGTTTGATGTCTGACGCTTATCACATTGCAGCTACTTCGCAAAATCAGGCGATTGCTTGTGTTGTTAAGTTTAACTTTACAACGCCCATTTACGTAACGACGCATTCGATCACAGGATTAACCGGAACGGTTTTTACTGGTGCGCTAATTCCAAAAAGCGCTTTCTCTCAACGTTTAAACCCTGATGATTCACGCGCTGAAATCGGATCGATCACGTTTGATGTTTTGGACAATGGGATCACAGGTGAATTAAAAACGCGGCTCGATTCCGGTGAAGGATTAAAGCGCACAGTCGTAGAGGTCTATCGCGGCGGTCAGTCTGATAATTTTGCAGACTTTAAAAAAGTTCAAACACAAATTATCGAGAATCAAGTAACTGTTGGAAATAAGCGCTATCAGTTTTCTTGTTCTGATATTCAGCGCAGCACAAAGAAAGAAATTTTCGAAGCGGCCACGACGACGATCACGGCGACATTTTCAACAACCGACACAACGTTAAGCGTTGTTGATACGACTGATTTTGAAGCCTGCCCGCACACAACAAGCTTTTCTGATGCGCCAAGTGCTTCAATGTACTACCTGAAATTAAAAAAGGGCGATGACTTTGAAATCATAAGTGCGACAGGGAAAACGGGTACTACGTTCACAGGAATCACACGCGGCTTATTTTTTACTGATCCTTTTGAGTTTGCTTATGACGCTAACGAAACGGCTGAAAATCAAGTTCAAGTAACTGAATACATCTACCTAGAAATGCCCGTTCCAGCGATGGCCTATGCGCTATTGACTGGGCAAATTATCAACGGCGGCACACTTCCTAGCAAGTGGCACTTAGGGATTGATCCAGCTTGGGTAGATATTGATCAATTTCAAAACGTTGGTACAGATTGGTTCGATCCAAGCGATTACACAAAAGGTTTAATTTATCGATTCGATGGAATCGATAAAACCGAAGGTAAGCGATTCATCGAGCAAGAACTATTAAGGCTTATTGCTTTTATGCCAATCGGCGGCGATGGTAAGTTGGGCTTTAAACGTATTTCAAGGATTATTGAGAACTCGGATTATCGTTACATTCTTGATAGCTCAAACATCATCAAGCATAGCGATCTAAAATACAATCTATCGAAAACAACTAATGTTATCGATCTTCGCTGGGGTTATGTTGATGTGCCTAACCAAACGAAAGGATTTACTCGTCAAAATATTTTATTTGATGCGCCAAGCGTTTCAACACATAAGGGCGAGTACTGGAAAACGCTGAACATGCGCGGCATACATAACAGTCGCCACACTAAAACGATTATCCAGAATATTTTCCATGCGTACCGTGATCGATATTCTAACCCGCCGCTCGAATTATCTTTGGATTTATTGCCAACAGTTTACGATATGCAAGTTGGCGATACTGTTAAGGTGCAGCTAGATAGCTTAACTGATTTAGTCACAAATGCGGCACTTGATCGCACTTTTGAAGTGCAGCGTGTTTCAACGGATTTAATTAGTGGCCGTGTTCGTGTTGAATTATTTGCAAGTTCTGGCGAGGCTTCGTTATTAATTGATGACGGCGCGGCAGACACCAGTGAATTGCCTGATGGCTGGTATCCAACGCAAGGAACGAATGCAACAACACCACTAAGCATTGATGGCTCTGGATTCCTAACCGCAGACGGCACGCTAACAGGCGGCGCAAGCTCACGAACTTGGTATTACTATCTTGGTGATTTTACGGTTCCAAGTGGGCGTACGTTAACTATCGATAAAAACGTGGGCTTGGCTGTGCGTGGTTATTTCCGTGTTGATGGCACTGTAAAAACGCAGGGCGGCGGTTCTACTAACTTTATTGGCACAACGATCAGCGGCGGCGCATATAATTCAGGGGGACCAAACCCCGGTAACTCTGTAGGTACAACTTTCCCCGGGCAAAACGACACGCTACCTTCTCCAGTTATCGACAACGATGCGGGTGTGATCACAGGAATACCCGAAGATATGGCAGGCAACAACGGGCCTCCGGGTCGAATGTGCCAAGTGTGGTCTGGTGGCGATGGAGTTTATGAGCCAATGATGGGTACTGCTGGCGGCGCGGGAGGCTTAGGCGGTGGGTCGCTGGTCGCTGTATCTCGTGGGGCTAGTCTTGGCGTAGGTGCTGAGATTGATTTGTCAGGCGCTAATGGAAGTTTAGGTAGTATTTCGGGCAGCTTTCAAGGCGGCTCTGGCGGGGGCGGCGCACCGGGATCGGCTTTATTTTTAATTGATGGGAATACTAATGATGTACCCATTTTAAACGGTAAGGTCAAAGCTGAGTTTGGTATTAGCCCAATAGGTTCGGCGACGTATGGCGGCTTACAAGGAAAGGCTTACCAGACGATAGATCTAGGCACGAACAACACGCGAGTTTTGTACGTTCCTTCATCCCGCGATCCATATCCTGATTATGGAATAGGGAATAATTCGCAAGGCGGCGGCTCGACAACTTCACACTATTTTGAGCAAGCAGCACAGCCAACTGACACCGACGCACAGAACGAAGTTTCAAGAAACCTAATTAAAAACGATCAGTGGGGTGATACAGTCAATAAAGTGCTGCATGTGTACACTGGCACAGCGTGGCAAGCCTCAACATTGCGTCCGGTTTGGGGCGACAACATCGGCAATCAGCCGCCTGACTCTCAAGTATTGAATGCAAATCAGCTTTGGAGTGAAATTAGCGGCGCGGGAAAGCCAGCGGATAATGCAACTGTGGGCGCACTTTGGGATGTAAATATAACAGGGCAACCAGCAGACAGCGCAATCTTTAATTCACAGCAACAATGGGCTGATATTTTGGGCTCAGGCAAACCAGCCGACAACGCAACCAATAACACAGGTGCGTTGGCTGATTTAGACGCAGTAGGAACCGCTCAAATTATCAATGATGCAATCACGAATGCAAAGATTGCACTTGATGCGGTTGGCGCAAATGAAATTCAAGATCTAGCCGTTGGTAATTCGCACATTCAAAACGCTGCAATTACTACAGCAAAAATCGCCAGCGCTGCAATCACTGATGCTTTAATAGCAAATGCCACGATCTCAAGCGCGAAAATAGCGAATGTCGCAGCGAATAAAATAATTGCCGGGACAATTGGCGCTCAAACAATCTATTTGGGAAATACAAAATTTATTATCGACGGGACAAACAGACGAATTGATATAAAGGATAATTCAAATAACCTACGAGTCCGACTTGGTTACGATGGCTCAAACTATGGTATCGAGATTTATAACGGCAGTGGCACAAAATTATTTGATGCTGATGGCAATGCCATTCTTGCGGCTACCTCTCAAATGCAGGACGGTACGACGAATTACCGCAATATTGCGAGAGGGTTAGAGCGTGGCACTTGTCGCGATGGTGATTCAATTACATTCCCGGTTGCTTGGGATAATCCCCCGGCCGTTGACATTGTTGGCGGCGGCTTATCTTATTCATCCAGTTTAACAGGTGATCAGTTCCAGAATTTTAAAGCGGTTAATGTAAGCACGACGGGCTTTACTGTTTCCGCAAAGCTACAAGAGTTAAGCGGAAGCACTACCGACCACACCGACACAGGTAGTACGACAGCAGGAACACTTGATCATGAAATGCACAAGTCCCAAAGTGCGGAAGCGCACGACGACACTTATACATTTCAATACGATGTCACAATCACAAACCAATGGGATGCCGAAAGCTCTACGTATCTACCGGGTAACGTTCAAGTGGGTATCTACACGAATGACGGCGGCGGGTGGGTTAAGCGTGCAACTGTCGGGTATTCAGGCGGTATAGCAACATCGAGCACAAGCCGCTTAAATCAAACTCACTCAATTGTTGTTGATGGCTTAACTAACCATGGTGGTCGCGAGTTTGGGATTAATGTCGAGTCCACTACTTACGGCGGCTCGCTTGTGTTTGATAACGTTAAATACACAACAGCCACAGCAGCAACAAGCACAAGCGCGACACCAACGGGCGCACCTGACGTTTTCTATTGGGTATTAGGGGGTCAATAAATGGATACAGGTACAAACTGGACGCCGCCGACACTTAAAGACTGGCTAAACCTCGGTAATGAGTCGCCACTTACCGAGGTTAACGGGCGCTATCTCTGTGAGTGCGGTCTACCCGCGAATGATTTTCAAATCATTGATTTACGAGCATGGACCGTAAAACCACAAGATTGGGCCTGCGATGGCTGTCATTCAAAATGGAAGCGCGAGCTAATCAATGTAACAGGCTTGCGCGAGTACGATCACGATCCTGTAAATCGAAAAATCGAAGAGCAGAAGTTTAAGAAAGATTGGCTTGTCGCTCACGGTGCGCCGCAAGTCATGATCGACGAAACACAAGCAAAAATTGACAGCTTGCTAGGTCTTTAAGAAGGGGTAGCAAGCAAGCACGAGCGCTTTAAAAAATATCATTACAATAGCTTGAGATAAGCTAACACCTTCCTTCTCACTTACAATAATCACTAACGCGACCAATCCAAATACAACCATATCCATTTTTCGATCTCCTATCTATATAAGTACTGCTTAATATTTCCCTCATAAACTGCGCAAGGGCGCTATTTAACTGACCTCTATTTGAGATTCTTGAGGGAAAAAGAAGGTGCAACTATTTGATTTTATTAGCTTGTTTCATTGGCTTCGAACCAATTGGTCGGGAGTTCGAATCTCTCCGGGCGCGCCATTCTCTCTAGGGTTTAGCGCAAGTACACACTAACAAAAATCATTTTCCCTCAAATTTTCCCTCATAAACTACTACTCAGACTAACTTTTAATCCTCATCACTCACCTTCCTCCCTCTAGATTCAAAGCACGCTCGGCAATTTCACAAGCCTCAGCTTTTGTATCCGCAGCACACGCATCGAGCAATGCGGATTCAAGCTCTTTAATTCGGGCTTCTTGCTTATTGTTTGCAGTCTGAAAATCTTTGATCTGCTCTGTCAGCCTAAAAATAATTTCTTGAACATCTTCCGCTTTAACCAGAACATCTTTACTTTCTGTCACTCCATAAACGTTTAAGTCAAAACCACTCATCACTCACCGCCTTACTCACAATCAAGCTGTCAATCGCCGCCAAAACCGCCTTTCGATATTTAGGCTCAAGGTTTAACCACTTGCCGAGCATTATGTATTTGTCGCCTTCACTCATCACTCGCCGCCTTCCAATATTTCCAGCATCCACTTACGCTCTCTGTTCCATGCTGCTGATTCTGCGGACCATGCTGCTGACCATGCTGCTGACCTTGCTGCTGAACTTGCTGCTGATTCTGCGGACCATGCTGCTGACCATACTGCTGATTCTGCGGACCATGCTGCTGACCATGCTGCTGACCACGCTGCTGAACTTGCTTCATCCCATTCTGCTGCTGAAGGGTCTGCCGCTTCATCTTGGATAGCGCGTTCATGACATTTAATTACAGTCTCAATAGTTGCTTTAACTTCATTGTAATCATTTCGCTCAGCTAAATAGCTCAAGCGCCTCACTGCCAGTTTATGCCTGACTATTTCTAAATCCCCTTTGAAATCAATCAATGCTTCCAGTAATTCAACCGGCCATTTTTTCGCTAAGGCTAGCTCAAGACCTTCAAACACCGTTTCGCTCCAATACCCCAACCAAAGTGGCATTCCGTATTCCTCACAAAACTTTTCTATTGCGTTCTCACGAGTCTGCATCGCACAGCCGTAAAAACAGCCTTT